GGAAACACTTACAACATTACCATCAATCCTTCAGGTATGACAGATAGAACTGACAAGCGTGAGTTCGCAAGAAAGATGAGCAACGCCATTCAGCAAGAAATTGCTCGTGCAAGCGGTGGTTCAACAATGAGGTCGGGTAGATGAGTGACGGCTACGGAACACCTATTCGGTTGCATTTTGATGCTGGTCATCTTAATGGGATATTCGGTCTTGGTGCTGATGTTTTCCCTCCAATGGAACTTCAGGCTCTTTCTATCGCTCTCAGTGTAGAGCGTAAAGTGGGTGGTATGCCTTTACCTCTTATGGGTGGTAAAAGACTTGGAATTGATTTGAACATGGTTAATTCTACTATTGTCATTGAAGGTATCTTTACTGATGATGATGTGAACCGAAGAAACACAGCGGCTACAAGTGCAACTGCACAGATTGATTTTGCCGTCAATCATGCTGACTTAGCATCAGTTGGAAAGTTCACCCAAGTCCCGAACTCCATATTCGCTAATTTTGCTACTGGGGCTTCAAAACTTACATTCACTCAAAAAGACGGGACAGCAAAAGTAATCACTTTTTCTTACAACAGCACTGCTAATTATAGCAGCATTGGAACATCAAATGTAGTCACTTCATTAGGCGTTACCACTGTGAATATCAAAAGTGATGACAGTTTTACACCAGCAAATATGGCTGCATCTATTGTTACAGCGTTAGGTGCAAGTCATCTTAATTCTTCTATCTCGGCTGTTGCCAGCACATCGGAGTTTGTTCCCGCTGCTGGCTCTTCAAAAGTCACATTTACACAAACTACTACTGGCAAAATGTCAAATCTTGACACTCTATTTTTTTCTAACAGTTCGTCTTACAATCCTTATCATCTATCTTTTACAGGAGGCTCAAGTGCCTCTACCAGTAATCCGAAGTCGGGTGGAGACAAAGCGCAAGACTTGTATGGGATTCTACACAACACAGACCGAGGCACTGCTGCTATAATAGTAGGAGCAGTAATGGGTGCTGCTGCTGTTGCTGTCACCGCTGGAACAGGTGGTGCTGCTGCTGGTGCTTTAGCAGCAGGTGCTGGTGCGGGTGGTGGTGCTGGATTACTTTTAGGTATGAAGAGCATGTTTAATGGTGATTATCCTATTGGAATACAGATTCCCTATAACTCAATGATTACTGCTGAGAATGGTAAAAAGTATGCTGTTCGTAACTTTTTGATACGCACAGGTATTTTCAAATCAACAAATGATAAAATATCTGATTTTAACGACCATGATGCTAATGCAGAGTTTGACACTGGTGACGACACAACGGGTATTCAAGGCACTATTCAAAAGTTGGACATTGGTTACAACGCTGGAGAGCAGCACTACACATACCAAATGGTCTTTGCACCAATTGACATGATTATTTGAGGTGAAAAAATGCCTATCATGTTACAATCCAACCACGCTTTGCTGTTTGATGGTGTAAGCGATGGTGTAATTATCCCCCAAGGTAGTTTCAGTAGAATTGGACAAGACTACGATGATACCCACAAGAGTTCTTCTGATGTTATATCTACAAACTACGGTGACGGTGTTATCGCTGATGCTTTGGGTGGTGGCCTCGGAATAGAAGCATGGGTAGTCCCTGACTGTGGTGGTGTGATTCTCATGAAAGAGGGTCAATTCAAACTGAGCATGGGGACTGTAGACACTCCCGGCCCAATTGAGTTTGAAGCAAACATAGACTCTTCTGTTGGTAAGATGAAAGTATTGCTACGAACAGCCCTACCTGAGACAAACAACTACGATGGTCATGTATATCCAGTGAACACATTCGGTGGGTTAGATGATTCCTATAATCGCTTTGACGGTGCTAAAGATAAAGCAACATCGTTATCACTTAGTCAAAGACCCTTGTATCACATTGTTGTTGGTCTAAACAAAGGTAGTGTTCAAATCTATGTAAACGGGGATTTAGTCGCACAGCAAATGATTCCCTCTGATGCTAAACTGACTAAAAATAACTCACATGTTTTCATTGGAGGCAAAGGTGGCGACTTTAGAGGTGTCATTGAATGCATTCATGTTACTGCTCAGTTCAATAATGAAATGAAGTCTCGTAACCCTGCGTTAGCGGGAGATAATACAATCTCTCTGTTTAGGTTTGAAGAACCAGTGACTCCGTTGAAAGATGTCTACACCATATCATCAAATACAATTGAAACTTCATACAACGACGATGGTTTAGATTCAGCAGAGACTCATCTCTCTTCAATATCAATCTCTACCGCTGACGCACAGGCTTTGGCTAACTCTTTGACTGGTAATACAGTCACTGATACTTATGTAGATTTCACAGTCTCTCCTTACTCTACTGGTGTGTATTCAGTTATTGACCGATACACAACCCCCGGCACTACACAGACTCATCTTGTGCCTCATGTTCCTTACAATCTTCTTATCAATCCCGGCTCAATCAATCAGACCACTAAGAAACCTAATCAAAAACCACCTGAGCGTGTAAGGTTGCATCGTATCAATATCTCTACTGGTAAATTACTGGTATCAAGTGTTCACTTGGATTTCAAAACAACCACCAATACAAACGGATTACGCCCTGTTCTACACTCAACTCATACATCAACAAACGGAGCAAACTCGTTTGTTGTTATCTCGGCTGACTCTTTGATTGAAAATGGGACAGGTCGCCCTTACCAACCCCCTCATCTTGCTACACAATTGATTGATAGAGCAGGTCAAATGTTGATTGATGAAGGTAAGTTTGAGCAACATGCTATGGCGTATTCCAGTCGCATGGCTACAACCGCTGTTGATACAGAAAATCCGTTTGCTGTAGCATGGCCTACTGGGTTAGACGAGTCGTTTCAGGTGGGTCATTCGGGTCGTCATATACTGAATCATGTTGATGGTCACCATTACTTGAGAAACATGCCTCGTGCTAACGAAGAATCTCTTGACCAACAGGCTGGTAACTCAGATATTCTAACCTTGATGTATGACGAAAGAACAAGAGGAATCAAAGATTTATTCCCAATCAACTCAAGAGTAGACTACTATCGTGATGTGGCTCAGTTTGAAATCACTGGTGTTACAAACTCAAGCATAGTTCACGAAGTTGTAAACAACGGACTTAGCGGCGCAAGTAGAAAACTCATAGCCATTGGTGGTGTAAAAGCAAACGCCGTTGATTTTGACCCATTCCCATTCCTTCTCAAAGGGCCAGCACCTTTGACATTAGATGCTATTGATTCTAACCTTCGCAAGTTCCACCTACACCCATCCAGTAAGAGTAGGATAGCGTTGTTACATGTGCCTACTCTTGCGAGTCGTGGGCTTGCGCCTTATGTTGAAGTTCACTACAACGCTATAGATTTTACAGGCGCTTCAATGAGTAAAACTTCACCTATGCTTATGGTGGAGAAAACAGTCCCAGCGAGTAATGTTTCTGTTTCAGGTGGTGGATATGTTTACGATGACATAGCAACTGATGTCGCTGCTGGTAATGCCACACTTTACGCTGCTGGTGGTTACATAGATGTTGGTAAATCAAAAGAGGGTAATTTAGGCTCAGTTAATTTTAGTCATTCTCTTGTTGGTGATAACAGCGAAGGTTTTGAATCCGATGTTGAATTAGATGAGCGACTCACGCCTCAAAACTTTACAGCCACTGGTGATATTGGTAATAACACACCACAGAATGTCAATGCTTCTCATACATCAAAAGCCGACCACGACTCAGTATTTCATCGCCTCTTTATGGAGAGAGTAGAGGTTAAGGGCGGGGCTAACATCACAGAAGAGTTTGCTCGTAGAGTTCCGCATAAAGTTCAGGGTAGCCCAAGTGCGGGGCAATTTGACGAGGGTATCACTTCTTCAGCCTCTGCTATACATGAGTTCTTTGACATCATTGACAATGTTGAAGTTTCAAATCAACTAAGTTCTAATCACCGTTTCTATGTTCAACCCTCTGACAGAAGAAGAACAAACCAACTGCAATATGTTTACTCTACCAAAGACAGAGAAGAGAGCAATATAGCCTGTATAATGTTCTTGATGGGTCGCACAAAATTGCGTGGCGTAGAAGAAGTTGAAAGCGATGAGGGGCGTTTTACAGCGGTAAACTGCGTAGGACTCTCAGATGTAGCAGCAACTCGTAGCATCAATGAATTAGGTTCAGGTAGCCCCGATTCTCATGTAGTGAAGGAGATAGACCCTAACGCCCCTGTAGTGAGCGTAACGCTTGGTGGTGTGGGTCAAGGAGCATTTGATACTAAGCCTTCTTTTGACCGCAGCACATTGGCTCACTTACCATACAGCACTCGTAGAGGATTCTCATGCCTTGCTACCAAGGTAAGGGTAGATAGGAACTCAAGTAACAATACTCAATTTATTGAAGTTTCACCACTCAATAACGAATCTCCTGACTTGAAAAGTTGGGGAACATACCCGTTCCCCGAAGTAGGGCGTATATATCTCAAAAACGGAGCAAGTGCCGAATACACCAGTAAGACTGGTGTTTGTTTTAATTTTACAGATTCTAACCTTTCAACAAGAAGATTCTTACTACCAAACAACACCGCAGTGGCTACATTTCAAGAGTGGGTAGTAGGTAGCGGTCTTTGCACAAATGCTAACGCTCTTACTGGAACACAAAATCAAGACTTTCCTCTTGGTGAAGTAATCATGGGAGACGGTCACTTCTTTGTAGAAAACCTACAATCAGATGGTAGCACTGTAAATGACAGAATGTTTCAATCAATGGACAATGTATCACATGATTATCAACTCGGCACTCAGTTTGCCTCTACTCGTGCATTGGTTGAAATCCCTCTCTTCAAAGGACAATTCTTTGCTAACAAGTTTGAGAACAGTTACCCCAGCCCCGACAATTCTTTGAAACTACACATTGACCCTACTATGACGGCTCATACATGGAATCCTTCTCCAGTTGGTCGTAGATACCAAGACTTGCCTCCAGCGGATAGAAGCGCATTTGGTGCTTATGCTAAGAGCATCATGACTGATAACAAAAATAATCAGTCCAACATTGTCAATTTTGAAACCACTTCTACTTCTTACAAGATTTATGTCAGTAATCCAAAAGTTTTCCCTGCTGGTGTAACTACTGGGAGTATTTATTTCAATGTAGATAATGTGGTGTTATACCGTAGAGTATTCCTACCTTCGGGAGAGTGGGGTATCTACTCTAACGACCCAACTGTAGATGGGTTTATTGGAATTGTAAAAGAAACATCTTATGTTTCTGAAAACTTTGTTAGTGAAATCACAGATGGGGGTATTGGTCTACCACTTTTAATTGGTAACGCATACGATTCAGAAGTTTTAATCCCCTTGAAAGGTGATGCCCTTAATTCCGCTGCTGACTTTGAAGACAGAAGCGAGTATTACTATGACCAAGCGAGTGTGAAAACGCAAGGTGGTAACATTGACTACGGGCTACGCCAATATGTAAGTGCTGTAGAGTTCAAGGCTGGCCCTCTTTCTAATCCTCACGCAGCAAAAACACAAACTCGTAGAGCCAGTGGAACTATCCTTAGCGTTGAACCTATTATGAATGGTTCTGTTTACACAGGGTATGCTCACTTAATGATGAGTCAAGAAGATGTAGAATTATTCCCGAATGTAGATAATCCACCCTCGTTTACTCATACTGCCAATTATACATGGGAAATGGGTCATGCTCATTACACCTTAGAAGTAGCAGGTAACATTTTTGTTTATTTTGGAGAAGGTAGTAAACTCAAAGTTGGAGGGAGTCTTACTGCTGATGATGCTCTATCCAGTATTATTGTGAGGACTAAAGAAACTTCAGCAACCCCAGCGTATCTTAAAAATGACACACTAAAAGGAGAGCAAGCAGTTTTAATTTCAAAAGGCTTTGACACCCATTTTGCGTCGGATAAATACAACATAGGCTTGAATGACAATCTTAATTTGTCAAACTCAGCAAGACCTCTTCACTACTCTGCTCCGTGGAAAATTACTCAAAGACTGAACACAACATCGTTCACCATAACAACTACTACAAAAAGTGAACTTGTGCAAGCAAATACGCTTCATCTAAATCTCCAAGTCGGAGACTATGTTTACGCTGAAGAAAATAGTGCAGGGCGACCTGTTCGTTCTATTTTGTTAGGTCAAGTAGCCGATATTCAAGAAAACGCAGTTCATTTCAATCCCGCTGACGCTACACAGCCCTCACATATTTTTCTTGAATCAGCCATACCAGCCGATAATCAAACAGCGTTTGATGATGCTCTTTCAAATGCAGCGGGTAGCGCCAGCGTCAATGTTTTCCTAAGAGTTGGTTGTCAAGACATTATGAAAAATGACGATGCTGCTTTATTAAACAGGACTTGGGTATATCCATTCGCCCAAGGTGGTTTGCGAAGTGGAGACACAATTTGGTCAAACATGACCTACAACAACCCACATGCTGTCCAAGGATTATTCGCTAAAAGTAGAGGTGTGTTTAACGAGGCTTTAGTGTGGAGTAGTTTTAATGGTGGCAAGGGGTCGCTAAATGATAATCCTCGTGATTCAATACCACTTGAAAACTTCTTGATTGGTGATTCATGCATAGAGACTGCTCGTAACTTTGTTCAACATGTCAATAAAACTATTGAATTAAACTACACAAATCTTGGTCTATCTAATCCACCCAAAGTTGCTTATCTTGACCCTTATCTCGCTACAAAAGGACATGCTCGTGTGCTTCTGTATGATGTGGCGCATGACCGTGAGTTTATTGCATTCCAAGATATTCACATGCAAGTTCAGACTTCTGCTAAAGTTGCTGAACTTGGGTTTGAAAGATTATCTACTTCACAAAATCTTGCTGATGGTAGCGATGAAATTGACTTGGGTAATTATTCAATTAAATACAACGGTGGTGCTCAAAACCCATACATCACCCAAATAGATGTAGCAAACGGTTTCCCCTCACAAAACAAATACATCAGAAGTAATCAACACTCTAATTTCATGGAGAGTGCTTACGCACACAACTTAGCCAATAGTATGGCAAATGAAATGTTAGAACCAGTTAAGGGTATAGTGACAAGAATTGAAGCGTTGGGTGGTGGTAACATAATGCAACGACAGCAAGGAACTGGTTACAGTAACGCTACGGGAGTCGCTACTACAAGTATCTCAAGTCCCGGTGCAAGTGGTCTTGTAGTAAATATCTTAACAACGCAAGGGCAAATACACACAGCAACAATTACTGCGGGTGGTAGCGGTTACAAAAACTCAAGAGCAGGTGTGCCATCTTTAGTTCGTATTAACGGCGGTAACAATGATTGTGTAATGCAAGTATTCACCACCGATACATCTCTAATCAATACACTCACCGCTATGAGTCAAAGTATGATATACGGTAAAGCGCATGGACATTTTATTCACACTGGTTATCACACTGGTGGGCCTTTGGCTAAAGAAAGAAGCATAGGTGACAGCCTTCTTTCAAGAACAAACAACGCTACAGTGATTCCTTACTACGCAAACAAACTTCACCATCAAACGAGAAAATTGTTCTCTTCTAACAACGAATTGGTTAAGGCTTTAATGCAGCATCGTGTAAAATTAGCAAAAGTTTTGACCTTAAAAGCAGGTGGTTCTACATACACTAACGGTGATTTTAGAAATGTAAAAACTACAACTGATGGTAAAGGTAGCGGTATGACCGTGGATGTAACAATAAGCGGTAACGCCGTTGTTACTGCTACAGTAAGACGACAGGGAGACAGTCTGTATAAAAACGGAGATACAATCTTCATCGGTGATAGAGGCATCAATGTTTTACCCACTGCCGCTGCTACAGTTGCGGGTGACGGGCTTGGTAGTTTTGCTTTAGCCATTAACAACACCAATGAAGAAATCTCTACATTGTTTGATACACCTGATGGGACTCGTGTAATACCCGCTTTCCTCGCATTGAAGGGTATACGCTCTGAGACTCTTGACTTATCATCACATGATGAATCAAGATTACAACACCTACCTCATTGGAATCAAATGGATTTCACTCGTAGATTAACAATTGACCTTGGTGAAGTTGCTGTAAAAGATGGTATTACAAATGTAGAAGCGGCTGCTAATGAAGTAGTGAGAATGATTAACCAAGCGGGTGCAAAGAAAGGGCGCACACACTCTGCGAGAAACAATAAACAATACCCAGTAAAAGTGGTTGGAGAGTCTGATTTTGCAGCAACTGGTTCAACCCATGACCCCGCTGTATGGTGGGATGAAGACAAAGCCTTCGCTTCTCATGATAAAGGAACACACATGGGATATGTTCGTGCTCACATAGGCAGAGTTGTTCAAGACGCTGATGGTAACGAAGAAGGATTCTCAATTATTATTCACAGCACAGTCCCCGGTGCTACTGGTCGTAACTTCTGTGTATGGCTTGACAACAGTAAGGGGCAAGTGCCTTACAAACCTGAGTTTTTAATTGGTCATGGTGGGCGATTTAGAACATTTTGGTGTATGCCTGATGAACTTAGCGGAGAAAACATGCACCCAGCGCCTATGCCTCTTAACAAACATGGTAGACCTTTTGCCCCTATCACATCGCTTAATCAATACACATTCCCTGACGAATCTACTGAAAGAGTAGTGTCTGTTGCTGATTTTGCGAACAATGACAGCGCTACGACTACACCAAAATTAAGAGCAGTATCAGCCATGAGTGGAGCAGGTCAATCACACAATACCTTGAACACAGAATCTTTGGAGATTAAAGGTCACAATACCTCTTTTACTCAAGGTCTACGAACAGGAACACACGCTATAGCGAGAATGAACTTTGGTGGAATAGTCTCAGCGGGTATACCCGGCTTTGCCCCCGATGCTGGTAACTGGGGCTTTGGTAGAAAGGGAGATACTCGCTTTACAAGTGATTATGGAAAACTGAGTAAGATTTCATACACAGAACCACCGTCTACATACACTGGTCATGTGCCTACAAAAGACACATTCCCCGATAACATAGGAGAATCTTCAATTTATGGTCTACAACTCAAAGACCACAGAGGAGAGACACATGGTATCAGATACATCTACAAAAATATGGGTGAAGATTTTACTTTAGACAACACCAACTTACCTCAAACTCTTGACAATGAAATAGCAATTTTCTTTAATCACAAAGACTGCACTCAGGGCGGATTTACCATAGGGAAACACATGCATGGTATCAGTGACCCTACAGGTAGACTCCCCGGTATACCTGATAACGCAGCATTGGCTAACTGGCAAGGTAACCTATGGAGAGGCGCACCCGCCCCTAACGCTTCTTACAACACAGGTATAGTCTATGACCGAAGTGCTCAAACACTAACTGTTACTTTGTATGCTCCTTACGATGCATGTCCTCATCACGATGTTTTAGGGTATATGGGATTCCCTGCTGAAAACGGAGTCATACATTTGTCTGACCCTTACAACGATATGGGAACTGCTACTATTACAGCAGGTGGGAGTGGTTACACGCCCAATCAAACAAATGTTGCGGGAACTGCTGTGGGTGGTAGTGGTAGCGGAATGACTTTGTTAGTGACTACTCATGCTTCTAATCCTAATGTAACAGCGGTTACAATCACATCTCTTGGTGAAGGAGGTTACCTTAACGGAGAAACTTTGACAGTAACAGGTGCGGGTGGTGTAAATGCCGAGTTTACATTTGATGATTCGCTCATGGGTAACTGGGGAAACATGCTTAGTTACACCCACCGAACAAGAAATGACATCACCGGAACTCATGTATTTCATGGAGTAACTGGAGATACATACATTTCACATCACAGCATTCACACTCACGGTGCAGCACCAACAATTACTCTTGGAACTTTCGTAGTGGGTGAAGCCACTGCTGCGACTTCTGCTCTTATCACCCCTGTTGCTAACTGGACTACTCTCGTAACAGACGAGTTAATGGCTGCTGTTACTGAGTTTGCTATCAATTTATCAGACCCTAACAAGCCCGAAGGCCATTTCTTTGATTGCACTGAAATGTATGCCTCAGACGGTAAAACATTTGCTGAATGGGGTCTTACAGAAGAATCAATTAAAGTTCGTGCTTACAACACTAAGAACAACATTCAACCAATATCAGATTTCTTTGCAGCCTCGTTGTGTCAAGATATGGGAATCAAAGCGAGTCATATTGAATATGGAGAAGTTCAATCTTTGAAATACACATCCGGTGGCGTTGTGATAGGCGGAACTGGTCAGCGACCAGTAAGCGACGATTTAATTGATGATGGTAGAAGTGTAGCCTGTGGTTACATACCTTCTACTGTTTTACAAATTGCCACAAAGGGGAGAGGATTTAACGCCAATAGCGCTACACCTAACATTGTAGATTCTGAGAATAATCCTATTGACACCGATACATGGCGTAAGAACTTAATTGGTGAAAACTTTACTGAGATTAGCGGTGACTTAATTTTACCAAATCTTGATAATCCTACTTTAATTATGGATGCTATTGATACCAACGCTGGAACTCCTCGTTTAGAACTTAGTGTTGAAAACGATATGTGGCACTTTTCTAAACCTGCTGGATATGAGGCTTCTGTATTTCATGTAGAACAAGGAGGAACATCAGGTGCTGCTGGTGACTTTGTTAGAATAAACTCGTTTGGTAATAGAGTCTCAATCGCTTACGGGATGGAAACAGCAATTGTTGAGAGTGAAAACATAGGTCATAGCGGAACTAACTCATACGAGTATTTTCGCCAAATTACTGATGCAAACCTGAAAAGTGAAGACTGGCCTTCATTAGCGCCGGGTGGCACGATTATTATTCAAAAATACGCTGATAACAAGAAAGCGTATCTATTCGCAGGTAAACGCTCTTTGGGTAGCGTTCATTCTCAACCAATCATACACTTTACGGGCGCTCGTGATAGCCCTGACAATTATGTGCCACTCTACTTTGGTGGTGGTTTTAGTGGTGCTACAATAGACATCAATGACGGAACTAAAAATGATTACTCTGAGCATAATACTCACCCATACGCCAATGGCCCAACAGGTTCAGCAGGTATTCAAAATGCTAATGAGATTCTGTCTTCATTCTCTACCTTAGACTGTAACGCTATCATGGCCTTTTTCCCCGCTACTGCTCTCTTAAACCAGCATCGTGGTAGTATCAATCCACCAGTCTACAATAAGGACAATGTTCTTTCTCAAGACTTGAAGCGTGGAGCGCATACACCGAGTAACATTCACCCCAATGCTGCTCCATATAGTGCTGGAGTCCACATGCAAGTGCCATCGCCTATGGTAGTGCGCTTTGCACACCCTACTGCTCGGTATAACGACCATCGTGATGGGATAGAAAACAAGACAACTTACATTATCTTCGGGCCGGGGCAAGCATTCCCACTTACACAAGAAGTAGCGTCTCCAATTAACACCTTTGAGCCGCATCCGGGTCACGCCGTAAGCGCTGGTAACACATGGTCAAAAGTCCCTAACAGGACAAACAATAGACCGTTCTTACCAAATCACATTCAAAATAGCACAGGCGAGTATATGCCTGAGCGTGCTGCTACACAATTGGGTAAACACAGATTTCACTATCGCCAAGTGTTAAACTGGGAAGCACCAGTCGGAATACCCGATGTTGTATTTTTGAGAGAGCGACCTGAAACTGGGCGTAATTATGGTAACTCTTTCACACACGCAGCGTTTAATCACTATACTACAGGAAGTAACTTCACAAGTGATGTTGGTAAAGCCTACGCTGTCGCACAACCAAGTCGTCATGCTATGTTTTATGGCGGTGGTATGGTAAAGAATGCAGACCTATGTTGGCACATGGATAATGGTAATCACCCCGGTGGTTCGTGGATGGATAATCAAATTACTATGAACCCACCAAGAGATAGTGATAGTCTGAGAGTCGCACTCGCTACAGGGGTCACCCAAATTAACAAGACTGCGTTTAGAGTTGCAGGGACTTTGGCTACGAGGATGCTTTACTCAAATGACAACTCAGGCTCACCTGCTTTTGCGGCACAGACATTAGTTCACGGTGATGTAGACCACGAATACATTGTAGTTGATGCTACACGCTGTCAAAACGGTGAAGAGTTGGCTTGCCTCTTTGGTGCAGCCATCAATACATTCCCCGGTAAGGGCGCACTGAAAGCCATTGGTGGGACATTTATGCCATCTATGGGTAACTCATCTCGTCAAGACCGTTATGGTTGGATTAAGGCTGTTTCAACACCAATCCCGGCAGTTGCTGTAAACTCGTTTTCAAATCTTGTCTACGGTAATCACCATACCGCTGTTGCTGGAATTACAGGTCATGCTGATGTTGGAGGTTTAGGTTATTCAAATCAAGCAGTAGCAAATAGTCCAATGGTTAGAAGTGGAACTGCGACACAGACATTCACAGCAACACCAGTTGCGGGTAATGCTCAATTAACAGCGAGTGGTGCGTTGAATGCAGCCATATTGATAGGTCAAAAAGTTGCGGGAACTGGTCTTGACCCCAACACTATAATTGTGAATATCGCAGGGACTACAGTAGATATTCACCCACCCGCTGTATCAAGTCCGGGTAGTCCTCAAACTATGACTGTTACAACTAACACTCTTGGTAATACAGCCAGTAGCAGTGGTAGTAATCTAAAGGCTGGTGATTGTTTTATTGATTTGAGAATAGACGGTCATCTTACTTTAGATGCTAAAGCGATGGCTAATCGCATCCCCGCATCAGGTTGGTTAAGAACAGAAGCAGAGCACGCTTACGGGGGTGCTGTAGACCCTGCTGTTAAATCATCAGCGTGGAGTCCTTATCACAGTCGTGTTTTCTACGCTAACAATAACGATTTGTATGCAAGATTTTACCTTTCTAATAATAAAATTACTGGATTAAAAGCGTTTGAAGATGGAGAGGCTTGGAGAGTATACGCTCAAAATAGTTCAGCCTTAAACGCAGGTGGAGGCTCGCAAGTTGGTGGAGTAACTCTCCCGCATCCCGCACCTACTACTGGGGATGAAGTATGGATTTGGAGTAAAGCGCCTACTATTTTTGTAGATAACTCAGGTGGGAGTAGATTTACAAGTAAGGGTATAGGGTCGCCCCACTTTAGTGGGCTTGCTGACGCTATAGACAGAACAAAACCAGTAGGTGCTGTTGGTTGGCATGGTGAGCGATACTCATATCTCAACACATTAGGGGTAAGGAAAAATCCTCTTGCGGCTTTCAAATACTCGGCTGGGTTAGGAGCATGGCACTCAATGTTAGGTTTCTCTCCTTACGGTGGCTCTTCATCTTGTGCGACTGTTCTATCTCACTTACCTCACATCACACCTTTACCAAACACCCCTGAAAGTATGCCCCCTACGGATATTCCGGGTCGTAGTCTTACCAATTTTCCCAGCGATGGTGATACAGAAGCCGACAACATTTCTTGGGGTGCTGATGACCCAATTGCATTTGGAACTTATGTTGTAGGATGGGCTGATGGCGCTCAATACAATAACCCACCAGCCATGAGAAACATACATGAATTACAAAGAGAACTTGTAAACCCTCAAGGGACATACGCACGCTCTTTGTTAGTTGTAGCACACGAAGGTGAACTTAGCCTGATAGCAAGAAAAGATAGAAACTCATACACTACTACTGGTGACTATCTTCTCGCTGGAGGAACAACACAGTGGGATGAAAGATTTCACAATCAAGACCGCTTTATTGCACCAGCAAACGCAGGGCCAAACATTGAGGCTTTAATTGTTGATAGCACAGCACTCCCCAGTGTGAGTAATTACACAGCGGAGTTAGGATTAGACGCTGCTCCATTTAATGCTCAGATATTTTTACATGGTGGAATTGACCATGACGATGCTTTGTCTAACGCTGAGCCATGTCGTGCTGAGATAGGTGACTTGTTCTTTGACATTGATAAGAATGTAGGAATCATAAACCACGAATTAGATATTGGTAAGCGTAACCTCGCTACTGATTTTATTACAACTTCTACAAATCCAAGTGGGGCTATGACCACTGCTGATTCTCAATCAACGATATTTTGGGCTGGTGATGTCAATGCTTACGATGTATTGAAGCGTAGTCCTCACAAAAACTTCAGCACTGAACATGTAGTTTGGAAACGCATGGATGGTGGTAGCCTCACTTTACCTGCGTCTAACGCTCGTGGGCTTGGTGCTGTGCCATGGGTAACTCGTGTAGTAGGTGATAATGCACACACAATGGGCGAAAAACTCTACGGGAATGTTAGATTCTCTTTTGAAACAACCAACTCTGCTATGATGCCTATTTTACAGGCTCAAGAGATTGCTCATCCTCAGTTAGCAAAAGAACACCCGATTGCTCTGAGTGGTGTGTTAGACATACCTAACGAAGACATTCAGTTTGAAGACATCACAGTAGTAGATGACACAGGGCAAATCCACACTTTAGAAGGTGGCTCTCCGTTGGGAGTAGTTATACGAGCATATAGACCAGCATCAAAGCGTTTAGCAAGTGGTCTTCAACCGACACCAGCAAACAGCGGTTTTGGCCCTAATCTTGAGATTCAACTACCCGACCCTGACAGTATACCGGGTAACATACTGGTTCGCAGTGGATTTGACGCTATTCAAGCCTATCAAAATGAAACTATTGGAGACGGTGGTATGATTCACCCTGACTTGGGTGCAACACACCTTGGTCACCTCTTTGACAATGTGATAAAAGGGCCAAGAAAAGGGCCAACAATGAACGAAGTTGGATGGGAACACATATCTCAAGGAGAATCATTCCCTGAATCTACTCGTGACGGCTGGGTAGAAGGGACTGCTAACAACACACTTCGTAGTTCATACGAGCAACAAGACAGGGCGTTGTATTTTCACATCACTAAGATGGGTCACACCCACACAGAAAAGTTCCCTACGACCTACACTCATACCGCTGGTGTAGTAAATCAAGCCCTTACTTTTGTTAGTTTAGTTGGTGCAACTTTGACTGCTAACGCCACTATTACTTCTTCTATATTTGATGCTGGGTTTGGAACTCAAGAAGTTCTTGATGAGGGTAGTGGAAAGCGCCGTAGATTCCTTCGCATAGCAAACGCAGCAGGTGAAAGCGTTGTTGCTTCATATACTGGTATCAGTGGTGCTACATTTACTGGAGTAGTTGGTGATATTGACACTGCTCAATTCCTTGCCGACAATGCTAACGCTACTCTTACCATCACTCCATCATACTATGTCCCTGCTGGTAGCACTCGTATATTCGCAGCACGCCGTTTGCGTGACCACGCCGAAGTAAGCGGTAACAGTCCCGACATGGCTCACACAGAATACTTCAGTGGTAATTCACAAACAACTGTTCACTCAAGATACAGTAGACCGCAACTCACTCCTATGCCTATACCTCGTATGGGTCATCACTTCGTCAATGCTACTATGCCAATGATGCCGGGTCATTGGGCGCATCCTTCGTATCAAGGATTGTATGAGAGGGCTAACTCTGATAAACTCGCTAAGTTGCGTGATGAAGATTATACGACACTGGCTACTTACCTTGACCCAGTAGACGGAACAACAAACAATACTGCTGCTACACAGGCCACTACCCCATCAACATTGAAAAAGCGTCTTTTCCCTCTTAACCCAGCATTGAGAGTTGGCTCTTTGACTGCTAATCCATCAGGCCCAAGTGACATTCACGGTGGTGCATTTACACTGATGTTTGAGACTAAAATCAAGTATGATGGCTACGGTATACTCGCCTCTAAAGGCGCTGCTGGAGGTATAAACAAGGCTGGAGGACACTCTATTGTGCTTGAGGCTGGAGGTAATTACACTCAAGCAAATCATTTCCCCGACCCTGCCGAAGTAGGGGCTTATCAAATTGTCATTCAACCAAACCTTCGCCCTCATCAAGTCGCTGGTTTCCATTTGAATAACTCTTCAGTAACTACTCTACCGGATTCTACTCCCGCAAACAATGTCTCTGCTCTTACTGCTCAGCAAGTCAATCTTGTCGTGGGTATCAAATACGACGAAGAGCGACACGCTGACTTAAACAACTTAGCAAATGTAGGCGGTGTTACACTGGTCTTAGCAGAAGCAACACTTGCTGATGTAAGGGGTTGTGAGATATTCCTCAACGAAGTAATTCTTGACCACGAGCCTGACCACGGTAGCCAGTTCACTAATGTCCCACCGATGCTGCTTTATAACCCACTTGGAGTTCAGGGTAGCGAAAGCCCTTCGTTTACTCGTAGAGGCCACCCATACCACCCTACTACATCTGAAATTACATTCAAAGACGCTACACCGGGACATACTACAAGCATTCCTTGGTGGAGTATTATGCACAAAGATACACCAAAAGAAACAACTTCTGTAGGATTCAGACATCTCGCTCTGTATCGTATTGATAATTACTACGAGTTTTGCCGAGCAAGTTATGGAGCAGTTGCTGCTCAACTCACACTTGCTGGTTACCCAAGCATCTATCCTGACATCTATTCTAAGATTATGGAAAATGTTAGTCTAAGCCCAACTTGTAAAGTTGTAGGGGCGCATAGTTCTACGAATGCAATACAAGTTGATGACGCTTCACTGTTCCCTGAAATACCGTATTACGGTCAAAAACTACAGTATATTGACGATGCATCGGGGGAAACTGTATCATTTAGTTACACAACCCGGCAAGGTTTGACCCATAGTTCGGGAACTATGAATGAGCCTGATATTTTCCATCTCCCAGCAAACGCCACTATTCCTGACGGAACAAAACTTACACTGTCTAAACCATATTCTACAAAACCAATGAGTGATTTATTCAACAAAGACAGCGAGAGTATTTTGACGAAGAATCTTGGTCAAACTCTATCAGGGACACGAGATACTAACAGCCTGTTCTTAGGCGATGCATACCTATGTGCTTGGAGTCCTAATTTGGGTAGACCACATACTTTCTATTCCGATGCGAGTAGAACATGGATTACTGATAATGTTAATCACACCGCTGACAGAGCAGTAAACAAAGCCGCATACAACAGTATGCCTCAACACTATGAAACAATACACTACCACGAGGTAAACTATGCAGCAAGTCATGGGCCATTTGCTCTCAAGATGAAAACACCTGTGCCACCTGAGCCTCTACCGGGTCACATAGTAAGTCACAACGCTGCTACTCCTACAGTGATAACAATGTCTCAGACAGTTACTGGTGTCGCTCAAGGTGAGATTATCTACAGCGAAGGGCGAGTTCTTGGTAAAGTAAACACTGTTTCAACAAACACAATAACACTATTTACAAAAATACTTGAGCCAAACATACCTGTTGGTGCTGCTACTAACAAAGTGTATATCCGAGGTAAAGGTAACATTGACACTGCTACTAACATCCATAATATGAGTGACTTCTCAGCACAAGGCGGAACATCTTCTATGCTGACTAACTTTTGGCCTTGCGGTAGTCGTGGTGGTGCTTTGGTTAGTCGTTTAGATGGTTACGCCATGACATCGGCGGCGTGGCATTTACCACAAAGTTACGCTCACGCTGGTGGTAGACATTGGACTGATGTGGATGACGATAGCACCCCTGCTGATTATGCAGCATCAAGTGGTATCACTGATAGCAGTTTAACCGCTACGAGAACATACCCATTCGGTTATCGTTTCGGTCTAAGACAACCTTGGAACAGACCTCAATGGGGTCACTATGGTATGCGAGCATACCAAGAACATGCTACTTATAATGGGGCGAGCGACTTCGCAGTTGGCTACAAGGCTGGGCCACTTGTAGAATACGAATCACAAAATTGGGTTTACGCTGGGGCGCAGCCGGGACAAAGCACAAAGGAACTACCTACAACCTATGTTGGTATTCTTGAGCGACACACAACAGCGGCGGGTATGTTAAACGCCGACAAATATGAGTGGCAAGTTCGTTACAGCGATGGGCGAAGAATGACAAGAGGATTTGGTTGTGCTATTCGCACTCTTCGTAACGCCTCTTCTGTCATCAGAGACTGGTGGGGAGACTCTGCTGGTAAGGGTCTAAGTGATTACAAAGATGCAGTTTCGTATTACCTTGTAGATTGGTGGGGTAACACTCGTGGTGAAGATGTTAGGCGTATGCCTGTTCGCAGTTTTGGTATCAACCCTTCTTGGGATGCCGGGGATGTCTATGAATACGACAGAACCAACGGTAGAACCCCATACGCACGAATATGGAATGGAAACAAACCTATCTTTAATCTAAAGGGCGTGGTAGATGCATCGGGTAATGTCTTGAGTTCTCCTACAACTACAATACCAAGATTCGGTGGTCGTAAAAACACTGGCAATAACAACACAGACACTATTCTCGTAGATGTGTTTGCTCCTACCAATGCTTTGCGTGTGGGTGATATGGGTAATGGTCGTGGTGTGAGATACCCTACTCAATTTAATGAAGACATTCTTGTTGAATTAAGTGCGGTATACGAAAATGCGGGTGTAGTGCTTTCAGGTAACACAGCAGAGCCTACATTTGGTGAAGGTTTGATACGCCCAAGAGACGACGCACTCCAACCTACTGAAATTGTTAGAGGTATTAGTAGCCGATTAGAAATTGACGAAGACGGCTTGTTAAAGCCTGAAGCCACTGTGAGTGATAAAGTAGAGACAGTTAGCGGAGTATCGGTGCATAAGGATGCTATTTCACGGTCTTCTCCAAGAATCGGTATTGATGGTGAAACACTTGAGTCGCTAACTGGTAGTGACGCAAACATGGTCGCTATCAATTCAGAAGCACACAGCCTACACACTAACAGAGGTGTAGGTCAGCGTGTGATTCTACACGGTGGTATGCAGTCAGGCTCTCAAACTCTTGGTGATTACGACCTAACATCGCTATCCTTTGCTGCTCAACCCCATGGTGGTGTTATGCGGTTTAGCCATACGAGTAACTTCAAGCCTATGGGTGGTAATTACATCTTAGAATCTCGTAGTTTTGCTAACCCGTTCAACGATTATGGATGGGGTAGAAGTGGAACTCTTGGGTCAAACAAAACAAGCAATCCATATCAAACGACTACTCTTAACCCAACATCGGCTCAAACAAACAAAACTGATGATGCTGTTAAGTTCCTTGTTCGCCCTGTTCGTCTACTTGACAATCAACACATCGCTGTGTTTAGACCCCAACTGGCGTTACACAGCGGGAGTAAACAAGTAGGTAGCACCGCTTACACAGCAACCGCTGGTGGAAAATATGGACTATTCACTTACGAAACTCCAAGTGGTCGTGCCGTGAGTGGGTCGTATATGCGTGCTACCAACCCCGACACATCAGCACCATACCAACCAGTTTACCTCATTGAGTCCAGTAGCGATACAGTCCCTACATCCAAAGGGCCAAAACTACTGGGAACTGAGGTTACTGGGTTTGATAAAACAACACTCAAGTCAAGTGTAACGAGGCTGGTTATCAGCGAAAACACACTACAACATTACAGAAGTGATGCCCCAAGAAGAACTGGTCAAGGTAAAGACTACACAGTGAAACCAAGGTTTAGTCAATCACTTCACGGTAAGGGACATAAAGAAGATGTGTCGTTCAATACATCAGACCACAGTGGTGATGCATGATGCCGCTTCTTAGTTACAGACGAGTCAGCACTGATAATTCGGTAATTATGAAGTCTATTCGTAAACCCAAGTTCGTAGATAACGCACTCTACCTTGGTGAGTATACTGCTCAAAGCGATGTGCTAAACAAGGTCACTGTAAAACAACGCAAGACTGCTACTTACGGTGTTGCTACTTCTCGTGCTTATGACATCACTGAGTTACAAGACAGTATGATACTCAAACAACCTCAAACCCATGGCAGTAATTATCAAGGCTCTGTAGTTTATATGGGGTCGGCAATTACGAGCGATGCGAACAAGAACAAACCAGTTCTGTTGTATGCTAAAAACGCTACACACGAAAGACTTCGCCCATCATCTGTGATGAATAGTGGAGTAGGAACTACTTTCGCTGTGAAGAATACCAAATCAAAGTCATTTGAAAAACTTGGGTTCTCTGCTACTCAAGCACACATCGGACATCCAATTGATGCTGGTTTAAGAACCACAGACTTGGCTATTCGTTTGAGTAGAGATATTGCTGACTCTTTGACATCAGTGAATATCGCTTTACCAATGAGTGCGAGTAACTCAGAGGTAGACAGAAGAAGACATAGCCATGCATTCCTCGGCGTTGATTTTCACGGCATCACTTTGGTAGACGCTTTACGCTTTATCAGTAGACACGATGGTAGAGTAATTCACTTTGACAGATTTGGTAATCTTCTTTATGTTCCGTTTCAGTTTGAAGAGGGTGGTCGTTTCATAGACCATAACGCACGCACTGGGCCAGCCATATCAAATCCAATTGAGAACATTTCTAACAGAGTAATTGTAGAAGGGTTACCTACTGCTGTAAACGACACAGCATTTGCTGAAGTAAACAACTCTGAAAAACAAACAAGTGGGGATGTGTTAGAAGAACCACAAGTAGTTGGTGACTTTACTGTTCGTAGCAACGAGCAAGCAAGAGAAGTTGGTCGTAACATACTGAAAGCAAATGCAATTATGCTTGGTAACCTCACAAGTGCTGGTCACCCTAACAGTTGGGATTTACGCCCCGGTATGATAATTGAATACAACGGAGAGCGTAAGATTCTCATTGAAGTGAGACATAAAATGGCTCAAAACGCAACTGACCTTGTTTTCCTTAGCGTAGAAACTGGGGTAGAGGGTGTTTTACAAGGTATTCTTGAAGGAACTAAAAATACAGGAGAGCAAGAAGATACCATACAACAAATTGTTGAGAAAAACATGGCCTTGTTTGGTGACATAGAAATCATATCAGTAATCATAACAGAAGTCCAAGGACACGGAACTTCAGGCGATGGTTTCATCATAGGGAGAGGCATGGGTAGAGGTGTGGTCGGTGCTGCTACTGGTGAAACAGTTGGTGGTAGCAAAACAGCAAAGATAACACAGAGGGGTGATTAAATGCCAGTATCAAATCATGTAAGACGGTTACTCATTGATACTATTGCTAACAACATTAACGAGATGGTTGTTGGTTTTGACGGTAGCCCTGCTACGAAAAGCGACGGTGCTGCTGGTAGACCTGCACAAATTATCAATCCTACTACTCGTATAGTGAGCGATTCAGCACTCTTAGTTGAAGGGTTTATACCAGCCACAGAGTCTTTTAATGAAAATCTACAAGAGGTTTTTATACAGTTTAGAGGAGCGCTCAGCACAATACCAATTGCTCGTCACACAATCGCATCGTTTAATAAAACAACATCAAACGAGATACGAATACAGATACTAATTGAGGTGAAATAATGGGCGACAATCCAATATCAGGACATACAGCGGGAACACACGACGGACTAAGAGACGGTGACCACATCATATCACCTTCATTGACTAACATCTACGAAGGACTACATGGCAACGGTGTGCTCAACCCGTATGATACAGCGTATGGTAGCCCTACTGGTGACCGTATCACCCCCACCAACCTACCCGGAGCAATCAGTAGTAGTGTTGCTCACCAAGTCATAATCAAGGCTTGTAGTGTCATTCTTGACGGAGTGCCTTACAACATTGACAACGGTTCAGGTGGTGATGTCACAATCAATCTTACCATCGGTGGTAATAAACTCACAGGAACGAGCACAACCACACTTACAAGTGGTAAAGAATGTCTCTTCGCTATTATAGCAACATCAGAGGGTGCTAAGTTCGTTCAATCTAATGTAGTGACTACTGCGCCCGGTGTTTATGCTTCTCTTGCTGGTAGTATCGCTGACTCTTACTTGAAAATGGGAGGTGTTAGTAGTGCTCAAAACAAACAAACAATTGTTCTTGCTACAATTAGGGCTGTATTCAATAGTGGCGCTGCTGCTGCAAATGACCTTAAACTCACGCTATCGGAAATTAACGACAAGCGTGTATTTATTCGCCCATCGCCTTTCTATCTATCACCCGTAACTACTGGGGATGTTGGTTCAACAGACCATTTGAACACACATACTGCTTTGGAGCAAATACACGGTAGTGGAGAACACGGAAACTTTGGTGCTAACGGTGTGTTATGGATGTCGTATAACGAAGATGACAACTTACCAAACCTCTACTTTAGCGCTAAGGATGGGTCAAACCGTCACACTCATTTGCTTGGCCCGAATCGTATTAAAGCGATTACAGGAACATCAAATGTAGACTTTGACTTTGACGAGGCTCAGGTGTTTGAATGCACAACCACTGGTGCGATTAACCTCAATCCAAACGCAGCAGTAGGCGCTGCTCCTTTCCCAAAAGGTCACACTGTAATTGTTAGTGTGCCGAGTGGTAGCGCTGTAACCTTTGACAGCACTGGTTTGAACACTGCTTTAACCGCTGGCGATGCTGCTTTATTTGTATACAATGGAACTGCTTGGAAAAAAGTCATGGTCAGTGCAACTTCAACTACAAACGCAAGTGGAGCAGTAGGCTTAGTTCAGTTTTCCGATGGCGCTGGTAACCACTCAAGTGATGCTAAGTTGTTTTGGACTGCTGGCTCGTCTACACTCACTGTCAATGGTAAATTGACTGTTACGGGATTGATTGACCCTACTGGGCTTGAACTCACACCAGTGGGTTCTAATCCCGGTGGAACTGCTACTAACACGCTTTGGATGGACACAGGCGCATCTAACGCTTTGAAGCATGGTGCGAATACAGTTCTTAACTCAGCATCAAGCGTTGCTGACTTGAGTGATGTAACAGCAGCAGGTTCAGGGTCAATCATATCTACAGCCGAGCGCACTAAACTTGGAACTGTAGAGACTGCTGCTGATGTTACTGATGCGGCTAATGTCAATGCTGCTATTGCTGGTCACGCTTACACGGCTGCAACCGTTGCTGCTAACGATAAGATATTGATACAAGACACAGATGACAGTAACAATATCAAGACAGTTACTGCTACTTCTATAGCAGCATTGGGCGGCGGCGGTGGCGGTGGCTCAAGTATATCCGATGCTGACTCCGATACAAAAATAGATGTTGAGACTTCATCAGATGCTGACACTATATCCATGCACACAGAGGGAACTGAGCGTGTGTTGATTGATACCAATGTAAACCTCGGCGTTGATGTTGATTTGACTTTTGAAGGTTCTACGGCTGTTGGGAACTATGAGACTACATTAACTGTAACGAACCCCACGGCTGATAGAACTGTTACTCTACCAAACGCTACAGGCACTGTTGCTTTAACAAGTGATATATCAGGACTTGTTGATGCAGCAGGTGCGGTCACTGCTGTCCAAGCCGCTAACCCTTTGGTGTTAAACGGTGATGTTGAACTTGCGGTGGGTAAGATATTCCGAGCGCAAAGGAGTTTACTGTTCCCGATAGGTGGTGTGTCTGTTACTTTGCTTAATACCACACACGCAGGGAAAATACTCATGGCGCAAGGTGGTATGACTGTCATTCTCCCTGCTATGCCCGTTGGAACAGAAGGTGAAACTTATGTTGTTATCAACACCAATGCTCCGAGCACAGGTGCTATTACAATTGATGCTGCTTCAAATGGTCAAGCCTTGAACGGTGCTGTTTCAAATGGTTCACTACCAGCGCATGAGGCTGTTACTTTGATTTGGACAGGTGCTTTAACAGGTTGGTATGGAATAGGATTGTGATACCATGTGGGGAATGACAGCCATGACAAAAGGCACTTCTATGAAAGATAAGAAGAAGCGTGCAGGTGGTGGTGGTGGTGCGCCATCAACAGGAACATACCCCTCCGTTGTAGGGCCGGGTATTGACATAGGTTGTATGTCGGTATCTTTGAATCCCTCCGGGAATCATTTACATGCGAGCGTGTTGATGAGAGAATCGTTTGATGCGGCAGGTTTTCTTCAATGCACAAATGCGGCAGGTTCAAACATAAACTCTCAAGGTGCGCCCGATTTTGAAGTTGCTGATTATATCGCTACGGTGATTCAAGGTGAAACGCCAATCACCAATCCGGGTTCGGGGGTTGTTATGCAACCCGGTGTTTTTCACACGCAAGGAGCACCCGCTAACGGTGGTGTCACATTGTTATTCCGGGTGGCAAATGATGAACCAACGGGTGCTTTTGGTGGTGGTGAGTTCCTTGATGTTTCAATGGTTCACAATCCGAACAGCGTTGTCATAGCGGGGATAAATGGACAGCCACCCGCTCAGATTGCTTTTGGTGGTGGTTTTCCGCCGATAGGAATAGCGGAAATTGAGTTTGGAGGGTTAAGTGGTGGTGAAACAATCATCTTAGAGTTCAAAATAACGGGTCATTCAAAAGCAGGGAACTTCTCATCGGCTGTAATGTCCCCGCCAGCATCGGCTTCAACTTTGAAAGTAGGCTCTTGTTATCTTCAAATAGTATTCAATTGAGGTAATAGAATGAGTTTGTGGGTATGGTTTATTCTTTCCTTTATCGCTGGTTTTGTCACTACATGGTTGGCTACTATGGATGAAGAAATACCATCAATTATTTTTCTTGACGAGTGAATACCCCGTCTTGCCAAATGTGACCACACTCTTTGCACTGCCACAGGCTTATTCGTTTACGCTCACCATCAAGGTAGCGTGCTTGTAGTCTACGAGGGATGTGCTCGTGTAGGCAAACCCTACACTTGACCTTCATCTTGTCTAACAGTCTACCCATCACTCAGCACCTCTACGCCCGATGACATCATCAATGCGTAGAATAGCGCTGGCAACTTCTGTAGCACCGCTGATGGCACTGCGAATAAGCGATGCAGGTTCATATACTCCCGCCATGAGTGTGACTCCTCCATTCTCTACATCAGGGCCGTAAGGCTCAGGTAAAGCGTGTCTCATCGCTAAGACGGTATCAAGCGGGTCATAACCAGCATTCTCAGCGATAGTCGCAGGTATGATTTCAAGGGCATCAGCGAAGGCTTCAATAGCCATTTGAGCACGACCACCAATCTCACTCGCATTTGCTCTTAGGTGTGCAGCGATAGCGAGGTAAGTCGCACCTCCACCAAAGCGCATAGAGTCACCATTCTTGACCAATGAAACAACTCCGAGAGCATCGTCAAAGCCACGCTGTATTTCATCAAGTGTAGATTGAGTAGCACCGAATAAAACAAGTGTCGCCTCTACCTTCTTACAATACATAAACAGATACGAAACATCGTTGTATGTCTTTCTTTCAATGTAAGCAACACCAGTTGTAGATGTTGCATCGGGGAACATGTGAATAGGAGCACCTATCTCATTAGCAAGTCGGCGCATAGTGCTCTCAGGAACACGCTGCACCACTGAGATACCTTGCTTGCGTAGATATGCGATTGCTGTATCATGCACTGCATCACGGCACAGCACAACCTTAGCACCGCTACTCACTACAGCCTTAGCCGCAGCGAGTAATTTATCTCGCCCCATAGCCTGAACTTGACTGTATGAGTTAGCATCTTGAACTTGAACAGAGACATTTTCATTCCCTTTGGTTTCAATCAATCCACCGTTAAGAAGTAGCACTTCAACGCCGTCTTGGTCAGCCCAGTTGTTGAACTCGTCTCCTCCACCGATGAAGTCCTTATTGAGAACTACACCACGGAACAGGTAAGAGTCGGCCAAAGAGCCACCGGGAGCAGCGAGTGTTTTGACTTCACGAGCGTCTCCTACTGCTTCAATGGTTTCTACACACAACGCAGCGACTTTATCCTCAGAAGACTCAAGCGACTTACCAGTGATAGCGGTCTTGGCTATTGCTTCGTATGCATCAAAGTCCACACTTCGTTGGTGATATTTATACTTCACACACTCCATACCATCAAGACATTCAATAGCCATGTTTCGTGCTGCTGCATAACCTTTGTTGATGACATTTGGGTGTAGACCCTTAGCGAACAACCCTTCGGAGTTTGATAGCAATTGACTGGCGAGCACCACTGTGCTGGTAGTTCCATCGTATGCGTTTGCTTCTTGCATCTTAGATACCTCTACTACCATCTTTGCAGCAGGGTGAGCAGTGTCTACTTCTCGTAGAATAGTAGCACCATCGTTTGTTACGATGACATTACCACCACCGTCTACCATCATCTTGTCCATGCCTAACGGCCCAAGTGTTGTTCTTACAGTCTCAGCGATTCGCTTGACTGCTTCTATGTTTAGCCTCTGTGTTGTGTTATTCTCACTCATTCCAATCTACCTCAATTTCAACTATAGAACCATCCTCCATGTTACGGCTCTTCACTATACCATTGTCTACGCCATACATGTAGAGGTCGTAGGTCAATTGGCAATCTTTGAGGCAGTAGTCGGCTACCTCAAGATATTTACCCTCCCGCCATGCAGCGGGAGCATCACTGCTCTGCATACTCTTTGACAAATCAAGAGTAGTGCGAGCGAGAGTATCAAGAGTTGTGTGGACTTTACCCACACTTAATGCTGCTTTATCAACCAACAGTTTGGTATCAATTATGCTTTCACTTTTACCCATCAAATCACCTGCTGTCCAGCAATCCAATGCGGCGTTTAGAACTGGTAAGTCAAACTTACGAATGTTATGACCGAGAATCTTTCCACCTGCGTCAATGTGTTTCTGTAGGTGGTCACCAAGAGTGCGTGGGTGTAGGTCATGAACAGTGGCGCTCGCCATCTCAATGCTCTCCTTAGTGAAGGCGTGACCCTCAGTTCCATCCCATGTGCAAACTACTGTAGGTTCAAACAGGCTATGCTTATCCCAGCCACCTATCTCCCAAGAGTAGTTCCCAGTTTCAATATCTAATGCCATTATGTCACTCATGTTCAAGCCTCCGTATATTCCCAGTAGATGTATTCCTCTGTCTCAATTTTGACTATGAGATTGTGTTTGTTGGTATCTTCTGTCATTAAGCCCACCATCCTACTTTCTTTTGAACCATTCCGTAGTAACCTTCGGGCTTCACTTCAACTCCGATATATTCAGCCCAACACTTCTCACTACAAAAGTATTTGACCCCTATAGAGGTATTATCCTTGAACTTAGCCTCTTTTTCACACATCGCACACTTCACGCCGTCACCTCCTTTAGACGAATGTAGACAGTAGCCCCATCCTTCGCTGCGTCAAACAAGTGAGCACCCCACTTTGAGAAGCGACTGAATGCAGTGCCACGAGTGACTTGCTCCGTGATACAATACTGCTTGATAACAGCAGCCTTCTTTCTCCAGCCTTCGCCCTTCTTATCCAGTTCAACTGGGGCGATAAGATTGTAAGCAGTATTCCAGTTCTTCGCATGATTAGCCTTCTCGTTCTGTTTAGCACCAACTTCAACTTCACCCTCAAGCCATAGAATTAGATTCTTGAACAGGTCGTAGATAATCTCCTTAGCCATGTCAAGATGTTCACCAGTAATAACCCAAGACTCATCCATCATGGCTATGTGAGTAGCGAGGATAACTGAGTAGTTCTCCATGGCTGGTATGAATGACGCAACAACATTCCCTATTGCGAAGTTAAGTCCGTCTAAGAGAGAATACAAGTCCTCTACCAAATCGTAGGTAGCGACATAGAATGAATCATCTGCTGCAAACATTTCGTGCATGACTGACTGCACCGAGTCTTCTTGCTCTTCACGAGACATACCATCCCATTCAGCGAATGAGATTTCTGTTAGGTTGAGAACACGGTCACGGAGACGCTTCTGTAGGCCAGTGAAGTAATCAATGATTTCATCATACGACAACTTCTGTTTAGGTGTCTTGGTAAACGCTCGTTCCATACGCTTCATACTCACACCCATACGCCTATCCATGTCCCAGTCAGACCAGTAGAGTAGAACTCGTTGAAAGATACCCTTTGTCAAGACATACTCCTTCACACCAGCAGGTGGGTAAGTGGTAATCCACAGTGAGACAAGAGATTCAGTCTCAATACGACGACCACTCAAGTGCTTGACAAGTATGTTTGAGTTGCTACCAATCGGGTTACATGCTGATTGAAGATAGAGAACAGTCTCTTGTGAGTGCTTACCGGGATTGAGAATAATACTCCCCTCGTCAAAGTTGAGTGCCTTTTGTCCAGCGAGCATCCCCTCTGTCTGAACTGCTACCTGCTCCTTCTTTCCGTTCTCGTCTACGACTGTCTCGTTGGTGACACCACCAATTAGACCAGCATCTGAGCCTGAAGTATACATGTCTTGTTGAAGCCCACAGTCTTTCAGCACATCACCCACAAACTCCCAAGCAACTGACTTACCAGTTCTTGAAGGTTGAATCCAAAAGACATGCACACGAGGGTCAAGGTGGCTCGCATCCCATGGTATACGAATGAAAGGCGCTGCTATCTGTCCTTGAATGTAGAAGAACGAAAGCATCGCTGGTATGTCATTATCAATACTGGTTCGGCTGAACCTCTCTACATACCCTTCAAAGAAGGGGTATTTCTTTACCGCTAAATAGTCACTTGCTTCTCTCATATTATCACATCTTATTCTTGTATTACTGCTTTATATATCAACTTCAAATCCTCGTTGTCTTGATTGTCCGTTGTATCATCTGAACAGTATTTTGCATCTAATCGCACTCGGTTAATAAACATACAAGTATAGACAATACAACATACAACTCATACAACACGGTATTATCTGTCATAAATTACACAAATCAAGCGCCAAAATATCCACATAGGGGGGTTGTTTGATGCTGCTTTAAGAACCCCTCTTACGCCTGACAGTTCTTTGAATGTGAACTGGTGACTCACTTGTTAGCACCTCTACAATCAACTGCCTTCTCTTGTCACCTAAGCCCTTAACTTGCTTCAAAGAATCAGGAAAACACATCTCCTCTAAGTTACCACACTTGTCAAGTAATCGCTCCGCCAACTCAGCACCTACACCCGGAATAGAGAGTAGCATGTCCACCCTTACATCGTTAGTAGACACCCTTCTAATTGCTTGAGCACCATGCTTGCTGGCTGGTTTGTGAAGTTTGTTGTGTAGTTTAGTGACAAACATAGCAGCCTCGCTAACATTTGGGGTGAAGAATACTTGGCAGTCAAAATCAGCCATGATGCGAGCGATAGTGCCAGTGAGTTCATTTTGCACTCTACTGTGTGTGAGTCTCCTGTTTTGAGTCTTAGCGAATGCCACATACTTGGCTATTGAGCCATGCACTACAAGAAAGAATCGCTCGTAGTTTGCATCCATGTTATCCAATTGTCGCCACAAGTGACCGCTGTGGCTGGACTGGAATAGGTCTGTGACACTCTTTGCTTCTACACAAGCAGCGCCTAAGAGATAGTCACCAACAACAAGTGGTTGCCTAACAACATTCAATCCCTCTTTCTTTGCTCTACGCTCAATTGAATCACAGAGAGTGCCTCTCTCGTTGGAGTCAATTATCAAATCGGGTTTAATAAAAACCACCTGCGTGCTTACTGAAACAGTGGGTTCTACGCCATGTCGTATGCTTGTTATTCACTTTTTCACTCATAGCCAATTCTCTTTCTTTAAGCATCTTCAGCACTGAGTTAATTTGAGTGTGAGTTTTGAGCCTTAGATTAGGTGAGTGTTTAATCAGTTGCTGAACTGTCCTCGGAGTCTCATCAATGAGCAAAAGCAACTCTATGAAAGTAGCATCAAACCACTCATTATCGGGCTTGAAAGTATCTACTCTCTTAACAGTCGTTTCAGTCTTAACGCTTCTCAACATACCACCTTGGATATGTAATTTATAACTTACTTCTTCACTCATTGTTATCACCTATACTGCCGTCAAAATAGCGGCACTTTCCGACACAAAGCCCATCGTATTCAAGAGTAGCGCACGATGCTGCTGAGTAGCCACTGTTACCAGCACCACCAAAAACGATGTTCTCTACTTGTTCACGAGTCACTCGTGGGTTGTAATCCACCCAACCTTGTTCTTCAATAATACGACAAATGAGTTTCACATGCTCCGCTTTCTCTTCATTACCTATGGCTGCTACTGGGTAGAACCAGCGGAATCTTGCAGCGAGGTATGTGACGAGATGAAACCTCGCCTTGTGTGTAGGGTTACCCTCACCCAATGCTGCTTGAGAGAGACAAGGTAGAACGATTGTAGAACCCAAAGTGATGTCGGGTAAACCCTCTACCTTTTCTACTGTCTTCTTGAATGGGCTTTTTCTATCAGCGACTGTTATAGCAACATCGTTTTCACCAAGTTGAATGTAGCCGCTTACTGGTGTCTGTGCTTTCTCCATAATCTCATCATGAGTCAAATTAAGTATTGAGTCACTGTCCATAGGTATGCTCCAGCATCCTCTCTTACTGTTGTATGAATTGGGAATGCGTATCATACCTGATGTGTCAAAGGCTACAGTGGGGTCGTTACATGATAGATTGAGTTTCTTGTGCCACTGAGTAATCAGTTTCCTACCTCCCTCTTTGACTCGTGCTACACTGTAGCCATCCGATGGAGTATGTGTGTCACGAAGAGGAATCCAAAAGTGAAAGCCTCCACCACTGAACCAAACAAAGTGGCGAATGTTTTCATGTATCAAAAAACGATGCAGCCTTTTAACCTGCTCGTGCATGAAGGGAAAATCTACATCAGCACCACGCTGCTTGAAATCTTTACAATCAAAGTCCATAACGAAATGACGGATGATAGGGGTATCGTAGTCTACTCTGTGGTTTCTTGGAGGTTTAGTGGCACGATAACCGTAGGCTGTGAAGTAGACATTCCCGCTACCATTCTTACCTTTCCAGTATCGCTCTAACTCAGCCCAGTTTTTGACAGAATAGCGCCCACCTTGCTTACCATCCGATGCTATTTCCAGCACTTCACGAGGAAAATCCAACGAGATAAAACCCATTTGACTCACTCCATTGACTCAAGGATTATTTGTTGCTCCAGTATCTTACGCTCTATCACAGTGTATGTTTCTTCTATCTGTTCCTTTGTTAGTTTAGAGGGGTGTATGGTGATGTAGAAACAGCAGTAACCACTCTTAATGTCTTTAGCACCCTCGTAGTCACCGAAGTATTCCAACAAAGAAGTTTGAGACGCAACCTTCACTTGAATACGCTTACTACTCGGAGTTAGCGCATTCTCTACAGTGAACTCATACTGCGGCCACCTTCGTTTAAGTGACAACTCAAACAGTGTCGTAATCGTATCTATCCCTTCTTTATCCATATCTTCACCTCACATATCTTCGGGGTCAATTGCTAACTCGCCCATCCACGCTGGACACATCTCCATGAAGTCACAATAAGCGCACTTCGCTTCAAAAGGTTCAGCGGGAAAGTCGTCGTTCAGGTGAGCATCAACTACACGAACAAGTCTCTTCTCTACAGTCTTAGGGGCGTAGCGGCCTCCCGGCCCTTTTACACTCTCGTAGTCCCACATTGGGCCGTCTCCTCCATTG